TCCTTAACATTATTAGCCAAATCATAATTTAAAGGTAGTGTGGTTGCTGTTCCAAGAACCCCTTTAGTCATTGGAACTTTTGATATGTGACCCAGAATGGTAATCCCATCGCCAACCATGTTTACCTTAGCACCAACATCTTTCACAAATGTGACCTTTGTTGATTTATTTGGTGCATCAGATGTTACTTGAGCCAATAGATTACGATCAGTGATTTCACCGTCGGCCAATGATCCAGCATAATAATCAGCGCCAGCACTTGGAGTATCCGGAGTGGTATCGCCATCATCCCAACCAGAAATATTTCCAATATTGGCTTGTCCTAAATCATCAGGTCCAATAACCTTACTACCAACCTTAATTGTCTTGATATTCTTCTTATCTCGTTTAGCGGATGCCAAAATGAATCTTGTTAAATTATTTAGTTTCATCGCTATCCTCACTCCATTCTTTAATTATTGCTTCAGCATCATCAGAAACTGGGTCACTGACATCAATATCACCGGAGTCTCTCAACTTGAGAAAATCATCTTTCAAAGTATCTTGAGTGACCAAGTTTAATTGATTCATTTGTGATTTCAAATCCGCTAATTTGGTATTTAAATCAGTTTCATAATCAGTTTCTTTACCTTTCAATGTTTCAAGATTAGTTTCCAAACCATCCAAACTCTTTTGCATATCAGCAGATTGTTTGGAAAATTCATCCATAGCATCATCAATCGATTTCTTGAATTTAGCCAAAGCATCCATAGTGACTTGATCAAGGAAATTAATCATATAGCCTGCATGTTTATATGCTGCAGCTTGCATCTTTCCAATATTGAATAATGCACGCTGATACTCGCTGAAATAGAATGCCATTGGTCGTGGAAAGGCAACATTATTCGGAATAATATGTAAATCAAAGTCCAAAGTCATAGCACGCTTAGTTCTATCTTGAGTCTCAATCACAATTTGAGCTGTGTGATACTTTCCAGAGGTCAACGCTACTGGTTCACTTGGTTTCCAAATAAACTCACCCAAGCTTGCCTGTGTGGTATCCCAGCCCTCATCATCACTAATTGGGTGATATTGGTTATCATCCCCACGGAATGAAATCATTGTATATTCAGATAAAGGAACCGGTCCTTGGTCATCTAATATTTTGATATTAATAGCAGTAGCATTGGCCTCACCTTGACGTAAATATGCAACTGGCAAAATTCTAGCTTTCGTAGCCGGATTGAAAATTGTTTGTGGAGTGATATGAGTGCTTTCGTCATCAGTTTCAGTTCGTGGCAAATAAAAAGCCTTCTGATGTCCGATATAAAACATCAAAGGCTGTTCAATTGGTAAATCTGTTGTAACTCTGTCATAAGATTGCTCATAATCAGCCCCATTATCATCAAAATCTAGTGGTGGCAATGTTGGCGTTTGAGCTTGTTCTTTCTTTGGATCCGTTGCTATTTCATCAGCCATTTAATATACCTCCTTAATTGTTTTCCCAATCATCAATGATATTTTCAGCATCAGTTGTAACACGATCATTAACATCAATGTTGGATGGCATTTTATCCGTTCTACTTGGATTATGATAAGTTCCAATTGATGTTGGATTTGGTAATCTACCTTGAATATTGGTTATACGTTGATCACGTTGTTGTAACATATCATCAATCTCTTTTTTGGTGTAATACTTGGTCTCAATATGATCATGAATATATTCAGCAACACTAATATTAATAAGCTTCAATACGAATCCTTTGAAATCGGAAAAGGTATCTTTTAATTTGCTGAAGTAATTCTTTTGACCAATTGCATATTTAACTAATCCATTAACTGTTCCTTGGGTATGTTTGAGATTGTTGTTGTAATCATCCCTGGCATCTGAGTTAGCAACACCATCAAATAAATCTAAACTTAATTCTGATAAGTATTCAGGAAAATCAGGGCTATCTGGCAAAACAACATTATCTTTAACTGAATTAAATTCAAATAATTCAGAATCATATGATCCGTCATTTTTCTCAGTTGAAATAACAATATTTTGTCCATTCTTGAAAGTCATGACAATGTTTTTACCATCACGTGATTTCATTTGCCATTGTGGAAATTCTGAAGAAACAACTTTTTTACCTAAGCTCAATATCTCAGCTCCTTTCTTTAATATCTGATAGCACACCATCAACAACTTCAAAATAGTTATTGGTAGTCACTACTTCGATAACTCCATTTTTGGAATTCATAAAACTGGCCTGCAAGTATCCAATTTCGATACCTGCAGGTTTATTTTCTGTATCCTTGTCAAAATAAAAAAGACCTGAAGTATTGATTAACTTCAAATCTTCTATGTAATCGGCATAATCTTTTTGAACCATTCCTTTAACAAATTCAGTTAATCCTAAAACAGCTAAATAATGTGTTTGAGGATAGTAATACTTTTTAGTAATTGGGTCTGCAATTCTTCTAATATCTGTCATTAAACCTCACCCACTTTTGTTGTCCATGGACCAGCAATAGCACCATTTGATAATGAAATAGCAGCATTCATTCTGGCAAGATTAAATGAGCTTTGAATTGATAATTCATAATCAGTTAATGTTTGTGGAGTTGAATTCAGACTGACTTCATAATTATCCTGGTAACTTAATGGATTATGCTTAACACTAACGACTGTTACCCAAGTAGTAAAGTTTTCAACGGGAATATCACAGAAAACCATATCACCTACATCAAAAGTATCATTACCGTTATATGTTAATGAAATTGCTACCTCAGGTTCTGTTTTCATCTGCGATAAAGCATATTCTCTCATTTCAACAGGATCTTCAATTTCATCGTTGCTAACTGACGGCCCTGGTCTTTCTCCCCATTCAGCTATCGATTTTTCATCTCTAACAATAAACGGATCAAAATAGTTCTTAGAATCATCCGTTCCAGTATCATCGTCATTATCACTTTTAACTGCAGCAGGAGTGATATCTTCATCCCCACTGAAATCAAAATCTTCTGATGAAACCCATTCATTAGTTGCAACCTGATACCACGTCTTACCACCAGCACCCTGACTAACCTCACTATTAATTCTCCATCTAGTTCCGTTGGCCAAAGTTCTACTTACTTCATTTTGTGGAGCAAATGGCGAATCATATATCTTTGCCTCAGTAACTGCAGGCTTGGTTTCTTTTTTACTACCAGATTCCGTAGAAGTATCTGAATTATCGGTAGAGGTGTCATCTCCAGAATCAGTATCAGCTCCTGTATCTGTCTCACTATGAGCTTTGATGGTCCCTTGACCTAATACATCCGTAGTAATGTGATTCTCTGGAGAAACATCACCATTTTTTTCAAAGGTAATATATTTCTCATTAACCCAACCATTAGTTGATACACGATACCAGGTTTCACCATTAGCCGTCATCTTGGAGTCCATTAACCATTTTGTGCCATTTGGAAGATTCTGAACAATGTTAGTAGGCTTGTCGGGATCCGTAACAACTGGAGCTCCATTTGACTCCATTGTTGATACAGTTCCAATTGCTGATCCAATTGTGGAAGTCACTGGGGCTCCTACCTTACCAAATACTTTAGTAACATTCTGTAAATCCGTTGTATCAATACTTGCTTTAAATGTAGGAGTGTCATGGATATATCTAAATGATTTATTAGTTTTATGTTGCCACAAATCCATGAAAATCAATTTAATGTTTTTATTGTCAGCAGCAACTACCAGGTTAAACTTTTCAATACAATCATTGATACAGTCTAAGCCAGATTTATTACCATAGTCGGTAAACGTGGCAGTCTTATTACTACCAACAATCGACCAGGAGAATCCTTTATTACCTAACTTGTTCTGATCAAAGACAAAACTCATCAAGTCACTAGCAGATAACTCCTTTTTACCTTTCAATGTGTCATATTGATAAACATATTTACAATCAAACCATACGTGTGTTGCAGAAACAGTTCTTTTATTGTCATAGGCTTCATCATCCTTATCAGCTTGCTTAATATGATATTTCTGTCCATTGTAAGTAAGCCAATTTTCATTCTGAAGTAATTGATAACCTATGCTTCCGTCATTTCTGGCGGTGAAGTTGATTTGATCAGTTTGATTCATCTCCTTTTGGATTTCATTTGTGTCACGTTGAATACAAGTTAGTGTTTCTTCATACTTACCGGCTTTATCACTAACAAGGTAACGTGGCAATTTATAGATCATAAGTAAATAAAAGGAAAATCAAAAGTTACAGTTCCAGTAAAACCGGTCAAACTGAAATTGTTCCAACCTTTTTGTAAACTAATAGATCCGTGATTTGTTTGAATCTCACAAGCGTTGCCATTCAAAAATGGATGTACTCCTTTAAGAATCAACTCATCTGAAGCCCCTACGTTACCTGTGAATGAGAATGAATCTCCGGTGGAATTATTAATCAAAGAAGGACTTCCACTACCACTAAAGCTAATATTTAGCTGATGGTTCTGCTCATAAGGCTGTATATCAAAATCGGAAGGATTGAATATTCTAAAATATCCAGCACTTTGTTTATAATTCAAATCTTCAAATGGAAGATTAAGATTATTACTCAAAACATAAGGATTCCTTGAAATATCAATTGGGAAATCTTTGGATCTAACTACGGAATATAAATATGCTGAGGGCATGTCAAATTCAACTGTAAAAGTTTTATCCAGGTAACTGATGGAAGTAATGTCAAATGGTTTGGCGATACCATAAAAACATCTACCAATATCATTTGTCTGACGAACTCTTACCAGTTCCCTATGAAAGAACTTCTTATAAAGTTCATGACATCTACTCTCAAAAGAAATTTCATCAGTAACCTCCAAATAGAAATTAGCTTTAGCAGTCCTAGCACCAAATAAAATTGGTCCCTGTTGTTGCTGGCCGTCCATTCCTGAACTACTTACAAAATTTGATTGAGATTGTGGTGAACTTAATGTCAAATCTAAAAAATGCAACCCACGATAATCTTGGATTGCAAATTCATCTTCACTATTCGGTTTTATCAACAACGTATTAACACGATATTGCCCATTAGTTAAAATACTCAAGACTATCATCTCCCCATTTGAAATTTAGTTATCTTTCTATCCTTTAAGCCAAGCTCATTAAGCATGTCATAAAGTTTTTTAATCAAGTTGGAACTATCAGTAGAATCATTATCAGATGACATTAAATCAAGAATCTTAGCTAAAATCTTATTCTGAATTTCCATCAATAATGTTTGTTGTTTCTGATTCTGCTCGAGTGTAGCTGTATCTACACCGACTGCAGTAGAATCACCGTCATTACCAAATCTAGCTTGAGCTTCACTCAAAATCTGCATTGCTCGAGTTTTATTAGTGAGAGGTATGACCATCTCTGGACCAGCTTCGCCAACGATTGCATTAGTAGCTTGGGTTATCAATCCGCCGGCTGCCATTAATCGAGGACCCGAAGGTCCTGAAGCTTGTCCACGCCATTCACCGTATTTTCCATTGTAGCCCATCCCCATGTCACTTCTCCAAGTGGCATCATTGAATAGAGCTATCAATTGATGCATTGGATTCCAAATATCTGTGAATCCAGGCATAGCATAATTTCTAAAGGTTTGGTCAATATATTGAAGAATACCTTTTGATGGATGACCTGCTTGTGCATTACTATCAGTTAAATTAATAGCTCGAGGATTACCACCAGATTCATTTCCGATGATACGCTCGATCATATCAACATTAAAATCTGATACAGTTTGATGCATATAAGCAGCTGCGGCACGAATCATAGGACCATAGGCTTTTGCTGGCATGGAACCACCAGAACCACCCATTGACTCAATCATCTTATCCATCACACCTTGAATGTGATCTTTTACCCAGCTACCAGCCTTATCAGCGGTCTTTTCCAATGAACCCTTAGCGAGATCAGCATAAGAGCTAATCTTCGGCATAACCTTGTTACCGGCGCTGGTCATTAATGCCTTGGTATTCTCAATTGGATGTTCCATGAATTTAGAGATAGCTTCAAACTTATCTCCCATCCATGAACCAATGTTACTTAATGAACCCTTAGCCCAATCAATAAGTCCGCTACCGGCACTTTCAACTGAACCAATGATTCCACCTTTGGCATAATGTTGAACACCGACAGCGTTCATAATGCCCTTGGTTTCATCACCATTATAAATACGAGTACCTGCAGGTAACATTCCTGTCCAATTACGTTCCTGGCTCATCATTAAATCACCAGTTGGAAGTTGAACTAATTCTTTCCAGTTAGTACCTTTTCCATCGTTGATAACTGATAAATGTTGCTCAACAACACCACCTTGTTCAAAATGAACTTTCCCCATATGAGGAACTGATGTCTTCTTACCAGTGAAGAATTTCCAGACAGAATCAATCGCATCAACTCCAGAATTGATAACGCCAATTACGCCATTAATTCCGTCAGCCGCTGCAGATTTTATTCCTCCCCAGATTGAACCAAAGAAGCTGGCCATATTCTGCCACATTTTGTTCCAGGTGGAAGAAATCCCACTCAGTGAATTTGAGATGATGTTGGATAAGGATGCCATTATTGGAGCTGTGAAATTTTTGATTCCGGAAAAAATCGACTTAAAGAAGCTACTTATAGCACTAAGTGAGGAGTGCCATATATTACTCATCCCGCTTAATGCACTACTTGTGATACTAGATAAGGAACTCATTATTCCAGAAAAGAAACTTCTTAATCCGGAAAATATTGATCTAAAGAAACTGCCAATGCTTGAAAGAATCGGTCTAAAGAAATTGCTCATTTGAGACCAGGAACTCCGCCATACATTAGCCATCCCTGACATGAAATTTCTAAACCAGGCTGTTAATGGAGTCCAAATAACCTTAACAGCCGAAATTAAGGACTTCATTATATTTTTGAATGGTTGAACCAACGGCTTAGTTATTAGAACTGCAATACCAACGGGTAAAGCTAATGCATATACTGCTAACTTGCCAAATCCTTTTAAGGCTCCGACAAGTGCATTAAGCATATTCTTACCTATTTTGGCAAAAGCAGATACCCACTTGGATGTTACTGAAGTTACTCCGGACCAGGCTTTTTTCATTTGACCTGGCAACTGGGCAAACCATTTACTCATACCATCAAATCCAGCCTTAGCTTTACCAGGTAATTCACCAAACCATTTACCAATGTTAGTAAAAAATGTCTTCATTGATTTGAATAGTTTATCGACTGCATCGTGGAAAGGTTTAACTGTTTTGTATGCCGTCACTAACCCAACAGCAACTAAAGCAATTGCTGCTATTACGGCTACTATCGGATTTGCAATTAAAAACATTATTCCTTTAGTTATTCCACTAATTATTGTTACCACTTGAGATAATATCAATAATACTGGCCCAAGTGCCGCAACGATTAAAGCTGCTTTAATAATGAAATCTTGAGATTTGGAATCCATCTTTGAAAATGAAGTAACCATTTCCGTGATTTTTTTAATGACAGGTGTTATCGAAGGCAACAGCTTAGATCCGATAGTTATTGCTAAAACATTAAGTGATTCTTTCATCTTGCTTACATTTGCTGAAGCTGTGTTATTCATAGTATCAGCAATCTTTTTAGTAGAACCTGTAGCTTTTTCAGTCTTGTTAGTTAAATCTGTTAAGGCATCTCCACCTTGACTAACCAAAGCATTCATTCCAGCTTGGGCTTCAGTACCAAAAGCCATAGCAATGGCTGATGCCTTTTGTTCCTTAGTCCATCCCTGAGTATTATCTCTAATCTTATTTAAAATTTGAGGTAATGTAAGAGCATGATTCTTGAAGTCCTCAGCATTAATACCCAGTTCTTTCATACCGGCTGCATTCTGCTTTGATGGTTTCAACAATCTAGTCAGTGTTGATCTAAGTGCTGTACCAGCCACAGAACCTTTAATTCCTTGTTGGGACATTTGAGCAATTGTAGCTGCAGTTTGTTCAAGTGTCATACCAGCTGCATGAGCAGTAGGACCAACATAGGTCATTGCATCACCCATATCTTGAAAACCTGCAGCTGTTGCATTAGCTGTATAGGTCAAACTATCAGTAACACGCTGAGTATTCTTCAACATTCCAGCAGTAGAAGTAGATTTTAATCCAAATTGCTCCAATGTTGAAGTTGATACATCCATTACAGAATTAAAATCTTCGCCTGATGCTTTGGTAGCATTCAAAATTGAGGGCATGGCTCCTAATGTTTGTTCAGCATTATAACCACGTCTTACTAATTCGGCCATTCCGGCATTAATTGAGGTTGTAGATACACCATATTGTGTGGCCCACTTCTTAGAGTCATCACTCATTGCAACAATTTCTTTACGAATTTGTTTAACACTATCGCCATTTGTTTGAAGTAGCGGTTTAATCGTGGCAATCTGAGACGAAAAATCAGTTGCACTTTTAACTGCGTAACCCATACCAGCCACAATTGGGACGGTGAATTTAGTAGTCATTGCTGTTCCGGCACTTTTTAATTCTCCACTAACAGCACTTAATTTTGATGAAATTTTGTTAAGACTATCAATACTTTGGGCTTGATTGCTAGAGAAATTCTTAACTTTTTTGCCCAATTGATCATATTGATATTGGGATTTCTCCTGGACTGCATTTAGTTCCGCAACCTTGGCTTTCTGGTCTTGAGTTTCTTTAGCATCTTCGCCCTTAGTTTGAACTAGGTCTGCTAATTTGGCTTTTTCGGAAGCAATAATTTTACTATAATTATCAACTTCTTTACCTAAAGCACGATATTTAACAACATTGGCTTCCGTTTGTTTACCTTGAGTTGATAAACTATCGACTTCCACCTTCGTTTGTTTCTGAACACGTGCTAGAGCTTCACGATAAGAATTAGTTCCACGTTCGGCCTCTTTAGCAGCAATCTTTGCATTATCCAATTGACGTTGATATTGCGCCTGTTGTGCCTCAGCCTTATTTAGTTGATTAGCAACTTTCATGGCAGAATCAGAATACTCACCATTAACTTTAACTGCAGTATCGTATCTATCTTTTAATGCTGAAATTTGTTTCTCATTGACACTCATCAGTTTAGATAGTTCTTCAACTTTAGAACTGGCCTTTTCGTAAGAAGTGCCAGTTGTATCTAAGACTGATAAGTTGGCTTTCATTTCACTCTTGGCCAAACGAAATTGATTTTGAATTGACTTCAAAGAATTTTCAAACTTAGTTGAAGTCATATCTAATTCAATAACCATTGAGCCTAAAGGTCGCCCACTACTAGCCATTTAACTGACACCTCCTTTAGAAATTCTTGTAGAAGTCTTCTGCTGACATCATTTGAGTATTAGCAGTTGATCCACTATCATCTGATGTTGCCTTTCGATGTAGATAATTTAGAAAGCTATCAGCATCTGCATCATCAATATCTTTAAATGACACGCCGTTCTTCATTTGTTGATCGGTTAAGTCATCTAAAATTTTCAGACCTTCAGCTGCAGTTATTTTTTTGCTGGATGGTTATTATCAGCATCAACACCACCCATAGCATCAGCTAAGATATCTGACAATGTAGACATTCCATCAGCACTCAAACCATCATCAATAGATTGGACGGTTACTTTAGGATTCTTAAATAAACTAGCTACTAAGGTTTCCATAGCCTCCAAATACACATCATCTTTACCAGATAACTCAATGTATTTCTTTTCTTCGGTGCTAGTTAAGAGTTTTTTATTATCCATCTTGGTATTAAGAATCTTTAGTTCAGCAGAATCTTCTTGTTGCATTTTGTTAAACTTCAAAACCTTTTTAAGTTCACCAAATGAAATTCGATTTTGTTCGTAATATTTAGTTTCATCAGTTTCTGGATCATATAAATGAATTGAAATCATTATGCAGTTGCTCCTTCATTAGTTGTTGGTGTTGTGCCATCAGTTTTGTGACCTTCGTTATCAAGAACTTGTGTTGAATCGTCTAAGTCTCCAGTAAATCCGGGGAATACTACCTTTGCGAATTGAGCTAAAGTAGTTCCATTTGAATTCGAGGCCTTAGTTTTGACTAACTTATCTTTTCTTCTTGTAATGGCACTACCAGTAAGAGAAACATTATTTGGTGTCATACCTTTATCTTCACCAGTCTTGAAATCTTCAGCATCTTGAGTTGAGAACTTAGCTTTGGCAATTCCAATCCACATAGGTTTTTGGTTCAAATCTTGTGCTTCGGCAATGATGGCAACATATGGTTGTTTAACATCAGATTTTGTCATATAAACTCCATCCTCATTTAACTCATCACCCAACACGTCAGTTGCTACGTCAGATGGTAATTCCATTGCTGATAATTCAATCTTTCCGGTACCTGTACCAGCATTCGATACGTAGTAAGCAATATTAGATGCATAAGTAACATTCATTTGACCGGAAAATCCAGATGTTTTTAATTCGACAGTCCCACCAGAATCTTCATCAATTGGAACTACTTTAATAACATTTTCTTGATCATCCATAATTCCAATAAAGATTCGTCTGAAACCTTGAGTACCGATAGCTTTTAAATTTTTAGTTGGTGTATCAGCCATTTAAAAAATCTCCTTTACACTTTGTGTTTTATTAAATCTGAGAATTAAACGTTGAACGTCGTAATTCTTATCTGTTTCTTGAGTATCAAAAAAGCACTCAAATTGATGAGTGCTTAGTTTTGATTCGATTAAATTATGGTACTTTTCAATTTCTCGGTTGGTAGTTGCCCATAGGTTAACCTGGCACCCAACCGTTTCGTAATTTTTTTTATTACTGGAATAAATATTTGATTTAGTCGGTAATCCATCAATTCGAATAATTGGAAAAGACTTATTTTGAAGCAATTCTTCAGGAATAGATTTAAGAACAAACATATTAGAATCATCAAAGCCAATGGTAAATTCTTTAATCCAATTACCAACTTGAATAGCAGCATTACGAATCATATTCCTAATTCCTCCCTAACTGTTTTCTCAATTAAAGATTTATAACCATCTCTACTATCGGATAGTGTGTCAGAAATAAATGGCCTTGCAGGTTGATTGATGGTCCCTAATTCAACAAAATGAACCCTCCAGTAGGTGTCCTTCCCAAAACCAATTTTCACCGCTCCGGTTTGGTCAACTCCTGAATAAACAATATCGTCCTTCATATGTTTAAATGTTGTTTTATGACCAGTTATTTTATCCATCTCACGTTGACCTTTCCAGCTACGATCTGATTGATTTTCATAAGGAGTATTAGCTTCTAACTTTTCAATAACTAAATCACGTCCAGCTCTTAAAGATTTGTTCCTAATAATTTTGCCTTTATTACCTAATGCTGAAAGTTTTGAAGTTACATCTTCATTCAAACTAAAACTCATTTCTGACCAACCCTTTCACAAATGATTACATCCCATTCCTGATATTGAGTGTCATAATCAACTGCAGTTATTTGATACTCAATATTTTCGGGTTTTACTAGGTGAATTAGCCTCATATCAGACGTGATGAGAGGCTCAGTTCGCCTTCGATGACGGATAATGAACTGTACTTGATCTCTAAGAGCTTCCAAATTTTCGGCAATTTCATCAGCCTTTTTGGTTCTTTCCATTGCAAAGAGTCTTGGATAAATTTCTATATCTTTACCAGGTATCGGATCACCATATTCATCAGTTGAATCTTTACCCTTTGAAATAATTTTAATTCTTTCATTCAAGTCACCAGTTTTAGTTATCGCCATTCTCCTGAGCCTCCTTCCAAAATTGATAATCTGGTTTTAACTGTAAAATAAAAGTCTGGACACCATAGTAAGTTTCTTTCTCCTTACTTGAAGATGCCACAGACTTATTTTTGTAATAATGATCAGTCAGCATTTGAACGGCTAAATCAAATCTTTTGTTATCTTGATAGAATTTATCTTCTTTGGTTCCACCGATAGCAGAAACCATATAATCAATTGCAACATCCCTATACATTGAAATTTCAGGATTGTCCGCATTATCAATTCTTAGGTTGTCCATTAGCTGATCAACATTATCTTTTGTTACTTCATCAGACATTTAATCACCAGCCTTATTTATCTGCAGGTACTAAACCTAACAAATCATCTTTAGTTGTCTTACCAGTTGTATCAACGCTATGAGCTTTCAACCAAGCTGTTATTTCAGCAACTGTTTGAGTGGTAGTTGGTTTAACATCTCCACTTGGGTCAAAGGTATCGGCCCCACCATTGCCAGATGGGGTATCTATTTTCCCGCTGTCACATTAGCAAGACGGAATGCTGAAGTTAGAAGGATTTGGTGATCAAACCATGCAGTCAATTGGAAATAATTAATACCTCTGTCATAATCCTTCCATTGTTCATAAAGAGTTTGATTAATTTCATAATTCAACTGAGCGTATGCAAAATTACCAACAACTGGGGTTGTAGCAAGTTCACTAAAGCGAACTGGATAACCTAGAATTTCTTCTGGCTTCTTACCAAATAAATCACCGCTATTATTAACTAATTCTTTGATCATCTTTAAATAATTTGGTCTTGTCATATAAATCTTTAGACCATTTTGGAAACCGTCAGAAATGTCAGCAACTGCATTGGTAATAGCATCGAAAATATCAGTACCAGTAATACTCTTAATTCCATTTTCTTTTGAATAAAAACTCATATGTTCTTCGCCGGCATTAGGTGTTTGAGCAAAAGCAACACGCTTTTCTTTGACTGCTAATCCAGATTGAAGTGCCGCATTTGTATAAGAAACTAATCCTGTATCAGTTCCTAATAAAATAGCTTCAGTAATTGCTGCCTTAATCTTGGTTTTATTACGGCCAAATGTTACTGAATCACCCTTTTCTTTCAATTCCTTAGCTACATCTTGATCCTTAACGAAGCCATCATCATCAATTTGGAACCGAACACGTGGAAGAATTAGATTAGTAATACTTGATACCGTCTCATCTTGACGAAGTGGATTATCTTCGAGAGGTTCTGTAATGATTTGATTTGAAACTGTTACTGGCAAGAATGATTGACCACCAGTTCCAGAATCTCCGGAACCATTATCATCTCCAAGAACTTGAAGAATTTCTTTTGATGGTGCCTCATTACGCATAACAGAACGAATCAATTGAGCGTATGCATGTGTTTTCTTTTCTTTAGGATTTGAAGAATTCTTAAAATTGTTATTCTTAGCTGATTCAGCTTTCTCCTTTTTATCGACTTGCGTTTTCAACATGTTGTAACGTGTTTCAAGTCCATCCGCTTGTTGGCTTAAATCATTCAATTCTTTATCCGGAACTGATGGATTACCTGCTTTAACAGCAATTTCTTCGTTTACTTGTTGTAGTTGTTGACCTACTTGTGAAAGATTATCTTTCATTTGATATAAAGTTACTGGCATTACACTATTCCTCCTAGGGTTTGTTTAATACTTTCATTTTGTTTCTTTGCTTTTTTGATTAATTCTTTACGTGTATCAGATACTTGTTTTGGCTCTTCCTTGACTAACTGAGTTGGCAAATGTTGAAACATTGATTTAAATTTGTCCGGAACAACACATGCAACTGCCTTATTAGCATCAATAACTTCATCAGCAAGTCCATAACCAACAGCCTCATCAGCTGATAGCCAAGTCTCATCATCCATAAGTTGTTTCAAATTGGTTTCATCAATTTTTCCATCAGCTTTTGCAAGATAAGTTTTAACTGATTGTTGGCCAACACGGTCAAGATCATCAGCCTGTTTTCTTAATTCTTTAGCATTACCCATCGTCATAGTCCAAGGATTATGAATCATCATCATTGAATTTTCAGGCATAAAAATAGTGTCACCACTCATAGCGATGACACTTGCAATTGATGCAGCTAAACCATCAACGTAAACATTAACAGTAGCCTTATTCTGTTTTAGCTGATTGTAAATTGAAATGCCTTCGAATACTGAACCGCCTGGAGAATTAATATGGAGATTAATAGTCTTAACATCCCCTAATTCCTTCAAGTCATCTCTAAATGAAGCACCAGTAGTATCGGAATCATCCCACTTATAACTAACAATTTCACCGTCAATATTAACATCAGCGCTATTATTGCTTGTTTGGGTCATTTCCCAGAACTTCTTTGGAATCTTCTGTTGTGGCATCCTTTGTCACCCCCTTTCGTTGTGTTGGATCCATATCAATTGGATAAAGATCACCAGACACAAATAACTTGTCAGCATATCCATCACTAGATTCAGGTAAATCTTCCAAATCCAAGATGTCGTTAGTCGTATAAATCCCATTTCTACGCATAATTTGATAAAAATTAGCTCTCGCTTGCATATCACCACGTAGTAACGAATTCATATTGAACTTAAAATAACTACCTGCAGTTAATTCTGAGGTAGTTAAAAGTTTCTTTTCAAATTCCTGTTCATATTGCCGAACGATTGGAGTCAACGTCATTTGAACAAATTGCGTCATTAATTGCTCATTGGAACTGAATGTTCCTCCATTACTGGCGTTTAAAAATTGAAGTGGAACATTAAAGGCATTAGCAATTCTCTTATCAGTAATATCATCTTCATTTTTCAAGTCTGAAGATACAAAATTACGCTCAATTGTTTCAATTTCAACACCAGGTTCTTGGAATAATACTCCTGAATTTGATTCATAATATTTCTTAAACATATCAATGATTTGTTGCTTCTTTTCTTCAGAAACATTAGATCCATATTTAAGAATGAAGCTATCTGTTCTTTTCATCTCACTAAGGGAAAAATCTTTAACAGCGGTATCAAAATCTAATGATCCTTTGAGTACATCAAGTGGTGAAATGCCTGAATATCTTGATGCACCAGTTATATGTTTTACATGGATCATATCTTGACTGAATACGTAAGCATCAATATTAAACAATGCTGACGTGACATGATACCAAAGTGACTTATCATCTCTATTTATTACTGGCTGAACATCTTGTGGATTGATAGGAATTAAACTTTGTGGCACGTTATAAGAATTCCTTTCAATAATTGCATATCCATTGCCATAAGTATTTCTATCAGTTTCTAGGCGATTAATAAAATCATAGGCAGTCATATTTTCATTGGGAACGTGTTTTATAAGATTGCTGACTGAATTATCAATTTCTTTACGCTTTTGAAGTTCTTTTAATGGCAAAGATGCCAACGTATTGGACAGTCTTGTAATAACACTAAATATGGTTTCATTGGTCTCTAAAGTATGCTGCTTAGATCCATTAAGATTTTTACCAAACCAGTCTGAAAAATCAAAAGATTTACCAGAAAATGATTTTTTACCTGAACTAGATTTGAACATTTGTTTGAACCTACTCATTAGGCCCATTCAATCACCTCCTTAATTATTACTATGTTTTATTTAATCAAATGATAGGAACTGAATATCACTACCTTGTTTACTTACTAATTTGTTTACAACATCAACGTGAGCATCAAGTAATGCTGCAAAACCATCAATCTTACGTGATAATGTCTGTTTCTGTGGCATCCAATTGTCATTTCTATCCTTGATTAACTTGATATTGTTTAAATACCATCTAAATAATTTTGATTGGTTATAAATAACTTTTCCATCAAGTAGTAATTCTTTAATATTTTGCATTGGACCACCAAGGGTTTTGAACCCTTGACGAACTTCTTGAGTATCAAATCCGTAATCTATCATGGATTTATTTAGGA